AGAGAAGTGATTAACTATTTTCCTGTAATTTTTCTAATTCAAACTCTAAATGAGCTATTGCTTTTTTAATACAATCAACAGGAGTGTCGTGTTTATGATAAGCCCTTAGTAGATATGTAACTGCTGTACCTATATGATAGGTTAAATCAAAGTTATCACAAACTTTACGAGCTTCATAACCTTCTTTACCTTTATAGTATTCAGGTATTCTTTTATCTTCTACTTCGTTCATCTTAAGCGCGTTATCTAAATTCCTATCATATTCGTAATAGTGTTTACTGTGATTCCTTTGTTTCTCTTTCATTTAAATAATCTATTAATTGTTGAGGCGTATATATTTTTAGTTTATCATCAAAGCGTTCATATAAATAGTTAAACTCGTTGTTATTTTCATCAAACGTCCATAATGATTTTACACCTTTATCTATTTGATTTCTTAATATTCTTTTTATGTTATTATATTTCATAGGGCAAATATATAAATTAATAATTCATAATTAACAATTCTGTTCCTTTATTTTGACTCTTACCTTTCTTTGCTCCAGCCGCTTTAGTAAATTCTTTTTCAATCCATCTAAATTTATTCTTAGGATACATCATAGAAAGCTCTTCAAAGTCATAATAAGACAAAGCAAACTTACCTCTTATCTCACTTAACAATATAGACATTAGCTCATGGTCAGTAGAATCAAAATTATTACCAGAATAATAATCTTCTGTTTTCCAATAAGGAGGGTCTACATAAAAGAATGTATTTGGAGAATCATATTTAATAATACAATCTGAATAATCTAAATTCTCACACTCTGTTATCTTAGAAAGTTTACTACTAATTTCTGGTTTAGCAATTCTATTTCTAAAGGCGTCAAATTTAGATTTATACTTTCCTTTCAAATCAATAAATTTAGACTCCATTATTTTACTACCACTAAATACTTGTGTTGCTATATAAGCATACTTCATAGCGGTTTTAAAATCTGGGACATTTAAAATATCCATTTCATTTATCTCTTTCTGGTACTTATAAAACAACTCTTCGTCTTGTGATTTCACATCTTTTATGTAATGAAGAAAAGCGTATGGGTCAGAACAACATTTCATGAAATTCACCATAAACTCATTTTTATCATTGTAGATGACTTCTTTTAGTGTCGGAGTGGTATGTACATCACCTTTAACATATACCCAGAAAGCTCCCCCAAATACCTCTACATAGGTTTCTATATCTTTTGGTATATATTCACATATCCACTTAGCCATTCGGCTTTTACCTCCTATATAACTAATCATCTTTTTTCTTTTTATAGTGTTTTTTTACGAAATTTTCGTAATTTTCTTTTTTGATATTTCTTTCTATTCCCTTCTCTAATTGGGTTACTACATACATTCCTGATATAAAACCCACTATGAATGTGATTAATTCTAACATTATTCTATTATTTTTAGGTTATACTTTTTTATTAATTTATCTCTAAGAGATACTAGTTTAGATTTCTGTGCTGTTGGTTTTATAAATATATTCTTTTTTTCAGAATCATATTTTTTTGTTGTAAAATACTTTCCTTGTACAACATCACTTTTCATTTTGTTAATTGTTATTGTTAGATTTTTTACAACTTCCTCTGCTCTTTTTTTTGTTTTCATTTAATTTAGTTTTTTACAGTTTTAGGGGAGGCAATAATCAAGTTATGCAAGCCTTTTTTAAACCTCCCCATATTACTGTTATTAATATTTACAATGTCTTTCCATTAGTCAGCCTTGGTATAGATTTGCGGGGTCCAATTAAGACAGAGTAAACTCCCGCTTTGACTCAAGCATCTATCCTTCAAACCAGAAGGCATCCTAGTATTATGAATGTTTACTCTCTCACTTTTTTTAATTTTATTGTATCTATTAAGAATTTATCTTTAAATTTTTCTCTAGGTATTAAAACTATTTGACTTTTGTTGTCATCCCCACCATTGATGATAGTGAATGAGTTTTCTTTAATTAACTTCTTTAGTTCTTCTACCTTTATCATCCATACATTTCTAAATGGAATATCCCTGTAATAATAAGCAAACCATTCAGCTTCAGTGTGTGATATACCACTAGGTTTATCTCTATATCTTATTTCTATAGCCATGTTGCCAGTATCTTCAGGATATATATCTGTTTTAACTTCCCATAAGACTTCTCTATCATATTTTTCACTATACATTTTTATATCATATCTATAATCATCATTGAAATGTTTAAACCCCATTCCTTGGCACCATAAATACATCATAATTACTTTTTCTCCCCATTCTCCATGAGATAAATCTTCTTCAAACTTTTCTTTATTACTCATAATTTTTCATGTATTTTATTATTAACCATATATAATTCATTATCAGGAGTTTCACCATACTCATGAAATCTACCATTATTGAGGTTATATTGAAAATCACAAGCGTCAATCATCCCTAGATGTCTGAACTTAACTTTTTGAACATGGACAGTAGTCATATTCTCTTGAAAGTTTCTATATACTGTTATACCATTATCAACTTGATTGTAAAAGTTAGATGAGCCAGCGATATCATATAGTGTTGGAACATCATACATACCTGTTGGATTCTTCATCATCTTTCTAGGATGAGCCACTAGAAATATATGTAAATCATATTTTTGTTTAAACACATTTAATCTAGTAAGTAAATTATTTATATATGTATGTTCATTGTTTTTTCCAAAATCATGGGATATTTTATTCCAAGGGTCTATAATAAGAGCGTTAATACCATACCTTAACACTAGAGATTTAGCCGCTTTAAGTATAGAGTCTATAGAAAATGTATCACCTTCTGGTCGTATCCAAAAATAATGATTATCTAAAAACATCTTAGCGTATTCTAATTCTCTCCTGTCCATCTTTCTACTATTAGGAGTTTCTCTAAATGATTTACCTATAAATTTTTCTGCTAAAACTGAGAAGTGTAACTCTATAGGGAAATGTTCTGGACTGAATAATCCAAATTTCCATCCATGTTGTGTAGATAATCTCATTGCTAAATGTTCTAGGAAATGTGACTTACCATGTGTAGGTATACCAGTTATTACTGTTAGTTGAGAACTTATAAAACTAAACATATTATCAAAGGAACCATGACCAACAGTCAATCCTTTTGATAATCCTTTTTCATATAAAGTATCTATATCAAAATCAATACTTTGTATATTTACTACTCCTTCTAAAGGATAGGGTTTGGCATTCTTTAAACATTTTTCTAATTCTAGTAAACTGTGTTTAACTAAAACATCATTAGCGTCTTTACATTCATCAGGATATAATACATTATAACATCTATCCCTTCCTAATCTTCTACTTAATTCTTTTTCTAATTGAACTCCCTTCTCATCATTATCTGTAGATATGTATATCTTTTTTACATTTTCAAAATACTCTTTACAAGTATCTAAGTAATCCATTTTTAAATTTGCTCCATTAGGAACTGACACACAATTTGTATATCCCGCTTCTTCATAAGATAGTTTATCAATTTCTCCCTCTACTATTATTATCTCATCACAATCTTTTATATCATCTAAACCATATAAGATTTTCTGTGCCCCTTTTACTAATTTAAAATTCTTTTTTGAATCTCTATATTTTATATTAATTAATTCTTCATCTTTAAAGTAATTGAATTGTATAGTATTTATTTCTTTATCAATTTGAGGCATATATGTTTTACCTTCTGTAATTTTGTTTCTCATTAATGTAGATTGTTTTATGCCTCTACTACTAAACCATTTAACTAATTTGTCTGATAGTGAAGTTACATTACTCCATTTAGGTTTAACATATTCTACATCTTGTGACTTTTTCTGTATGGAACCATACCATCCGCAATGATGGCAATTCCATATACCTTCATCTATATTAACTGATAGACAAGGGTCTTTCTTTTTTTTCCTATCATGAGAACATTTAGGGCAAGTAGTTTTAAATTGACCATTAGTTCTCCCTTTGGTATTTATACCATAGTCTATTAAAGTCATATTATTACTTTTGATTTTTTAAATTTATTATATCTAGTATTATTATGTTCACCTTTTTGTGTGATACCTATTACACTTTTTGTGTGATGTTGTTCACACTTTCGTGTGATATAAATTCTACGACTTGATAATTCATTTTTCTTTTTGTATTGTATTTTTATATACCCATTGTTTTGTAATGATTTTAACCATCTAGTCACACAATTTACACTTACATTATATAAATCACAGAAGTAACCATTACCAGCAAAACAATAACCTTGTTTATTTGATAACAATAGAATATCTCCATATACCAATTTAGCTGCGGGTATTACAGAGGTATCTATTTTTAATTTATCTGGGATTATTATGTATTTTTTCATTATATATCTGGATTAAGTTTTGTATTTCATCTTTCGGCATATAACCATATTGATGTATTACCGTATGAACCTTTTCGGGCACGGCTATTAAATTGTCTAAACTATTATTGTTGTGATTAAAGTCTATGTGATGAACATGCCAACCTTTAGGTATTTCTTCTATATGTTTTTCGTATATTTTTCTGTATTTCATAACAAAAATATATTTTAAATTTATTTGTTTGTTAAAAAAAAGAGAAGGTTCCAGTTGACCTAAGTAATAATTTAAGTTTTGTACAACATCAAAATTTACTTTTTTGGTATGGTGTTATCCTTCTCTATTATTTATTTAGAATGGTAAGTCATCATTAGTAGACTCAACAGGCTGTGAGCTTTTAGCTTCAGGCTTCCATGTATCAACCTCAACGAAGTGAGTTTTACCATACTGGTCAACCTCTTTTTTCTTTTGAACCTTAACTTTAATGTATTTCTTTCCGTTAAATTCAAAGACATAATCAGCAGCGTTTTGCTGTATATCTGTTAGACAAATTGTAGAGTTAATTAAGTTTCCTTCAAACTTTTCAACTCCACTACCTACATAAATTTTTTCTGTTTTTTCTGACATTTTAATTGTTTTTAATTGTTAATATTTAATTGTTTATAAAATTCTGTTATCATCAACTTTGTTTTTCTTGTTGTTGAATACAATCGGGCTCTCTTATGAGCTCTTTCACGAACTATCTTTAAATACTTATTGTTTGTTAGGTATCTAAGAGCGTCACTTAAAGAGTCTTCAGAGCATGGAACATTCTCTAATATAACTCCTCTTTTTACTACATCTCTTTCAACTGTAAATAATAAGATTTCAAATTCAGTTCTAGTTATCTCATGTTTTTTAGATAACACACTCATAATTTTTCTATACAACCCCAGCTTCATTGTATAGTTTTTCATTAAGTATCTCTATTTTACTTTCTACTTTTCTTAATTTTCTTTGTAATCTTGCGTTTTCACTATACAATTCGGTAAGTATATCTACTTCATTATCAAATTCATCTATATATTTGTAAAATATTTTTTCTACATTATTATGTAATAATTTAAAATACACATCATGAGTAAGAAAATCTTCTATTAATCTTACATGATATATTATACTCGCATGATTTCTGTTTAGAAGATTGCCAATATCTTGGTATGTTAACCCCATTCTTACCCTCAAGAAATAACTTAACATCATCCTTTTTTCTGCTAAATCTCTTCTCCTTAATGGAGATTGTATTAAGGTTAACGTCACATTATACTCATCACAAAAATCATCTATGAATTTGTTTATTGTATTATTAAGTCCTGTCCTTTTCATTTTTATAATTCCCCTTTTTCTACAAAGAGATTTATATCTTTTACTCCAGCTATAAAATACTCTTTGTATTTGATTAATAATTCATTGTATTGTTCCCTGCCATGATTAATAAACTCATCACTAGCTATATATACTCCTACATTATATGGAGCTTTCTTTTCTATAACTAGAAAAATAAACTCCTCTGCTTGAAATCCATCTAAATAGAAAGCCGCTTGTCTGTGATACCCATACTTATAACAGGAACTTCT